TGCAAAGTATCCAACTAAAGCTGCAAAGTATTGGCAGTGTGTTAGAGAACAAAACGTATTTTTAGAAAACTTAATGAGTCTATCATTTGATTGCAGAAGATCAGAGGCTAAAGTTAAATGGTTAGAAAAAAAAGTAGAATCTGAAACTGATGAATACAAATTAGAAAAATATAAAATAGATTTAGATGAAGCTAGATATGGTTTAGCTAACATGCAGTTAGTTGCTAGAGATAGAATGAGAGAAATTAAACTATGGTCTACATTAAAAAAAGAATTTGATGATGGGTCGTTTGATACAAAAGATGTTAATAGACATCAATTAGATTCCTATCACTTAATAATGAAAAATAAAGCAGAGACATTAACATCAGGTTCATCACAGCCAGAAGTGTTTAATGTACTTGGACAATTACAAACTATAGAAAGAGTTAAAAAATCAGGAGAAATGATTTACAACAAGAAAGAACAATTGACCAATGACCTCGGAGCAAAAGAAAAGTAAACAACTTTTATTTTTAGTAGCCCAACCTAGATCAGGTAATACTTTGTTTGCAAGTATTATGAATCAGAATCCTGAGATAGCTGCAACAGCTAATTCTATTACATTAGAAATAATGAAAGATTTATTTTTGTTAAAGAATACTGATGTATTTTTAAATTATCCAGATCATAAATCATTAGACAATGTCTTAGATTCTGTGTTTGATACTTACTATAAAAATTGGCCACAACGTATAATTATTGATCGTGGCCCAGTAATGACATCAGGCAATTTTGCATTAATGCAAAAACATTTTAAACGTCCTTTTAAATGTATTGTTTTACTTAGAGATTTAATAGACGTGTTAGCATCTTACATGCAATGGTATACAGAAAATTCTGATGCATTTCTAAATAGATATAATTGTAAAAACGATGAAGAAAAATTAAATATAATTATGAATAAAGATGGCGCTGTTGCTAAAGCATTAGAAGCTATAAAAAATTCATATAATTATAAAGATATGTGCCACTATGTAAAGTACGATGATATGGTTACAAATCCAGAACAAGAATTTAGAAAAATATATAAGTTTATAGGTGAACCTTATTTTAATCACAGATTTAATGACTTAGATCAAGTTAGTGTAAATGGTTTATCTTATGATGATAAGATAGTTGGTAATAATATGCACAAACTATTTGATGGACCTGTAAGAAAAGTATATAACCCCTATATAGAAAAAATCCCAGAAAGGATTAGACAGAAATATGGACACATCAGATTTTAATTTTATATTTTTAGGTCAATCAGTATTAAAATATCAAGTACCCCTTGATGTATATCAAATTATTAATCATATTTACGAAACAAAGTATCCTGAATTAAAATTTGCTAACAAACAATTAGTTGGTAAGATTGAAAAAGAACATAGTTTATTTTTTAATGGTGAAGATAGTCCTAAAATGACTAGACATAATCATTTACCTAATAACGTATTAAGTTGGTTTGAATCAAAATTCAGACATTATTTAGAATGGAATAAAATTAAACAGTATGATTTACATTTTAATTCTATTTGGGTTAATACTATGTTTGAACATGAATACAATCCAGTGCACGTGCACCAAGGATCATTGTTTACAGGTCTATCCTCTGTTATGATTTTAAAATTACCAGAGTCTTATGGTGTAGAATATTCTGCAGCTGATGCACCACAAAACGGAAGACTACAAATACTAGGTTCAGCTAATGGACATTTTGCGAATGTAGACTATCAGCCAAATATTAAAGAGAGAGATTTTTATATATTTCCATATGATATGAGACACTGCGTTTATCCATTTAATGGACCAGGTATGAGACGAACGTTAGCTGCAAATATGGATGTGCAGTATGATCCAATTAGAAATAGAGGAGTAAGTTAATGTACGAAAATAAACAAATATCTGAACCCAAGTGGAAAAGTTGGATAATTCAAACTACAACACCATTGTTTACACCAGATCAATGTAGACAAATTATTGAATGTGGAAAACGTCAACCACCACAACAAGCAAAAGTAGGTATGGGTAAACCAGGTGGAGGAACTGATACTGCAAAAAGAATAACTACAATTAGTTGGATACCTTTTAAAGAAATGGAACCTATGTATACGGACTTATATAAATTTATACAAAAAGCAAATGAAAATCATTTTGGTTTTGGAGATATACAGATTACAGAAAATGCACAGTTTACAGAATATCCAGAAGGTGGGTTTTATGATTGGCATATGGATTGTGATGTAAACATGGTTCACGAACCACCGGTGCGAAAAATATCAATGACCTTATTGTTAAATGATCCATCAGAATTTGAAGGTGGAGATTTAGAATTAATTGAAAATAAAAATGAAGCATCAAAATTAAAACAAGGTCATGCTATTTGTTTTGCATCTTTTTTAAGACATAAAGTACAACCAGTAAAAAAAGGTGTTAGACAATCTCTTGTTGTTTGGTTTGGAGGTAAACCATTTAGATGATTGCTGAAGGATTTTTTCCAACTCTTATATTTGCTGAAGATGTCAAACTAGATAATCAACAACTAGCTAATGATATTGTTGCTTGGTCTAAACAAGACAAAGGTTTAAAAAAAACAAATATGAATGGTTGGCATAGTCAAACTAATATGCATGAAATGCCACAATTTAAATTACTAGTAGATGAATTGTTTAAAATGCAACATCAAATGTATAAAGAAGAATGGTTAGACAGACAACCAAAAATTGGTAATATGTGGGCGAACATAAATTATCCTGGTGGGTATAACAGACCTCACATACACCCTAATAGTTTATATAGTGGTGTATATTATGTAAAGACGCCGCCCAATTGTGGTAAAATAGTTTTTAATGATCCAAGACCAGGAGTACAATCAAACATGCCTACAAGAAAACCAGGTCAACCACCAAAACATTTATGGAGAGAGGTTCATTTGGACACTGTTGAAGGTAGAATAATAATGTTTCCAGCATGGTTGTGGCATTGTGTTGAACCCAACGAATCAAATGATATAAGAATATCAGTAAGTTTTAATTTTATACAAGATGGCTTTTAATAAATATCAAGTAATAAAAAAAGCAATTAGCTATGAGTTAGCTAATTTTATATTTAATTATTTTTTACTTAAACGTGATGCAGTTGCTTGGATGTATCAAAACAATATTACGTACGATACAGGGATGCTTGGCACATGGACAGATCAACAAATTCCAAACACTTACTCTCATTATGCAGATCCTGTAATGGAAACTTTACTTGTTAAAGTATTACCTGTAATGCAACAAGAAACTGGCTTAAATCTATGTCCTACTTATTCCTATGCTAGATTATATAAACATGGTGATGAATTAAAAAGACACAAAGATAGACCTAGTTGTGAGATATCTACCACTATTAATTTGGGTGGAGACCCTTGGCCAATTTTTATAGATGGCACAGGCGCAGATACTGTTATTGATGAATACAAAAATATACACAAACCTAATGCTCCAGAAGGCACAAAAGTCCTGCTTGAAGTAGGCGATATGCTAGTATATAGTGGATGTGAATTAGAGCATTGGAGAGAACCTTTTAAAGGAACTACTTGTGGACAAGTGTTTCTTCATTATAACCATGTAAATGGTCCTTTTGCTGAAAAAAACAGGTTCGACAGAAGGCCGATGTTAGGTGTTCCACCAATAAGGAATACATAAATGGAGTTATATGTTACAAAAATTAGGGTTCTTACCAGGGTTTAATAAACAAGTCACCTCTACAGGTGCTGAATCACAATGGACTGATGGAGAAAATGTTCGTTTTAGATATGGTACACCTGAAAAGATAGGTGGCTGGAATCAATTAGGACAAGATAAATTAACAGGTGCTACAAGAGGTTTGCATCATTTTGTTAACAAAGACTCTACAAAATTTTCAGCTATAGGAACTAACAGGATTTTATATATTTATTCTGGAGGTGTTTATTATGACATACACCCATTAGTTAATCCATCAGGCACAACTTTATCAAATTGTTTTACAACTACTAACGGATCAAACACAGTTACAATTACATTTCCTTCAGCGCATAGTTTTGTAGCAGGAGATATTATATTATTTAGTGATTTCTCAACTGCCACTAATTCTAATTATGCAGCAGCAGATTTTGATGACATAAAATATATGGTAACTAGTGTTCCAACAGATACGACTATTACTATTACAATGGATAATAATGAAACAGGATCAGGTGCTACTACATCTGGAAGTGTTAAATATTATCAATACTATCACGTCGGACCACCAGAACAACTTGGTGCGTTTGGTTGGGGT